AAATTAAAATCTGATGGAGAAAGATACCCGTAATTATTTTTGTTTATAATCGCTAATACAGTATTTCGTACAGAGTTTATCATCGAACTTCAGTTTGTACAAAGATACGCAAAAAAAAAGAGGTCATTGATTTTGACCTCTCTCATGAATGTTTTAGTAAACTTTAAATAGTAGATACTGCTACGCTTGTAAACGCTAAACCTCCATCTTTAGATACTGCGTGAGTAACTTCAGTCCATTTGGATTGATTTGCAGCTACTATAGCAGCGTTAACGTTTTCTCCAAAACCTGAAGTTAACCCTGTTCCAGTAACAGTAAATTTGTGACTTCCGCCTTTTAGAAAAATTGTTCCAGCAGTTGAACTTGTAGTTTCTGCATAAAGAATGTCATCAACAGCAAGATGGACATTTCCGTCACTAGCTGTATCGAATGTAATATATTTTGCCATTTTTAAAAAATTTATGGGTTAAACAAAAAACAAAGATACAACAAATAATTAGCTGTTTTTAACTACGTTTTTTAGGTGTTTAAACATTTCAATACCGTCGTCGCTCTCAAAAAAAGATGCCGCCATAAATAAAGGATCTTCACCGTAAGGAACATTCATAAGTTTCTTTTTGTTTGATGAAGTATTGTACCATATTTCTTTTTTATTATTTCTAAGTGTTAACAGCTTTTTGTCAAAGAAAGATTGGATGACTGCATTAAGTTTTAATGCTGGGTCTTTAATCATATTTAAAAAGTCCTTTGGTGCTGTTTTAGCAAATATTAAAATCTCCCTTTTTAACTCCTCAATTGAATATCTAGTGGGGTCTTTTTGAAATAAAACACGTGTTACGTTTTCTATTTGCTCTACACTCAATCCTCTAGCCTCTATCAAAGCATCAACTTCTAAGTCAAGTGCTGCATTTTTCTCGGCTGCTTCTTTCTCTTTATTTACCTCTACAAATATTCTTCCATTTCCAGGATGTAGTTCTAAAAATCTTTGTAGCACTTGATTGTTTTTTGGCACTGAAAGAAATCCGTTTTCAAAAACTATTGGCTCTAGAATAGCGGTATCATCCTGTTCATCTTGAAAAGGACTTTTTTGATTTCTAGCATATCTTAGTGGTTTGTTTACGCCAGTTTCTTCATCGAACCAAAGTAAAGGAAATCTTTGTGTGTGTCGAGAAGCTAGTATAAGAGACAAAGGCGCGTTCTCTCGAGTAAGCCTATAGGCTTTATTCTTGTATGTATTTTTCATTTAATTAAATTTAAAGTTTATAAAAAAAAGGGGGGCGTTAGCAGGGCTTTGCATGCGTGGCAATACCCCCCTTAGTGTCAACTATTATTCTTGAAATAAGAAGAAGTTGTTAGCACCCATGGTACAAACAGCTCTTTCTGACAAGAAGTTAACTTGCATGTTATCTATATCTGTTGTAGCAGCGCCACCAGCAGATCCAGTTATCCAAGTTTTGTAACGTCTGTCTTCAGTTTCTGAAGCTCTATAACGTACATGTAGGAAAGGTCTCTTAGCATTTTTACCAAGAATTTGGTCATAAACACTAGTTGATCCAGCAGGAACTAATAGACCGTTGATACGACCTGAACCAGCTCCAGTTGGAAGACCACCTCTCATTGTAGGATCGTTTAGATATTTCCAATCAGTCTTGTAGAAGTCATAACCTCTTCTAAATCCTGAGAATCCTAGATTAAGAGCCATCTCTTCATCATTGTCAAATAGACCGTAAGAAGTACCGCCTGCTCCATAAGAATTTTGAGCAGCTAGCATATCATCAATATCAAATGCAAATTGTCTGTCGACAAATAATACATTCTCTTCGATAGCACCTTGCTTGTCTAATCTACTGATAATAGAATCAAAGTCTGATAATGTAGTTGGGTTTCCACCATCCCAAATGTTTCCTCTTTGAGAAACTGAATAGAAGATACCATCTGAACCAGCCCCTGGATTGGCAGCAGCACCTGAGCTACCTAAAGAGGCAGCAGCACCAGAGTTAGTCTCTGCGGGCACAGCTTCAATCATTGCTGTTTCTAAATAATCATCAAATCTTAATCTTGTTTCATGTTCAGATTTTAGATACCATAGATATCCAGTTGCTCCATCTTCAGTTGTGATTTCAACCCAACCGATTTGTGCCATATCAGAACCAGATACTGTGTAAGTATCTTTGATAATGATAGGTTTGTTTTCAAAGATGAAGTCATTAGATTCTAGTGAACCAACCATTCCGGCAGTTCCTTTTCTAAATTCTGAACCATATATAAATACTGTCATGTCAGCGTTACCAACTCCTGATCCAGCAGTTACTAAACCACCAGCTTCGTAGAAAGCAACATCGAATTGACCTCTACCACCTGCTGCATTGTTAACGGCAGTTACTACAGCCTTGTTAAGACCTGAGCCATCATTTTGTACAGCAACGATAGTTTGACCAACTCTCACCACTTGCTCTGCTGCGGTAGGGTCTAATGTATCATTTACTTGGAATGTTGCAGTATCAGCATTTAATAGTGCAGCTGTTCCGACAGATGTATATTTAGTATGTAATCTACCTTGCTCAGCCCATTTGATAAGGTCAGAGTTAGTAGGCATCTCAGCTCCAACCATTCTTAGGAAGGATGAGATAGTTCTATTTCCATAACGCTCGAACTCTTTTTCATAAGTATCAGGTAGATACTGATTCAAAAAGTCGAAATTAGTTATGTAGTTTTCGGTTGATGGAGTTCTTTCAGAACTCGGAGTCAACGCGAAAGTAGGTACGGATTTAACTTGTCCTGGCATAATTTCAATTTTTTAATTTAACTTTTTTTAATACTCTTTATTCTTAATCCTCGGCTCGATGGCTGAGAAATCGCTTTTACCTGTAGGCCACCTTTTGCTACTGTTTGCGGTGCGTTTCTTTCAGACATATCTATATTTTTTGTCTTACGCATCACATTGTCTGTAGCTTGAGATTGCCCTTGCTCATAAAAAAAACGAGCAAATTTTTCAGGATTCATAGCTATCGCTAATGACTTGTGGTAGCCCTCTGGATCAACTAAAAGTCCTTTTTCATCCAAGAATTTATTTACAAAATTCATTGGTGTTTCTTGAGCTTTTTTTAATTCAGATGCGCTTCCAGGGGTGTAAACTAATTCTGTTTCGTCTATCTTAAATTTAAAACCTTTAAATTCAGGATTAAAAACCTCGTTGGTTTTTTGAACGAACCATTGACTTCGTTTAGCTGCCTCCTCTTGTTGGGTCTTAGCATCATTTAAATATTGCTTATAAGCTTGAAGCTCTTCTGAAGCAGTGCCAGAACTTTCCCTTGACTCAAGAGGCTGTTTATACAACTCCTGCTGTTGTCTGAAAAACTTTTTTGCTTTAGCAATTTCTTTTTTCTTTGCTAGCTTGAGTTTTTTGATTTGAGCAGGCTCATCCACCTCCTCATCATAGCTAAAATCATCCATCATCATTTGGATATCTTCAGCATCCAATCCCTCTTCAGTGATTGAATAATACTCTCTAAGCAAAGAATCAGGATTCATTTCAGAATAGTCTCTTTGTAACTTTACATAATCACTAATTCCTCTTCCTGTTTCTTTTTTATATTTAAAGTAAGCAGCTACATCATCTGGTAACTCTTCAGCTTTTTCTCTTTCAGCTAGAAGTTCATCAAAAGAATCTATTTGCTTACCATATCTTTGTTCAATATATGAAAGAACTTTTGTGTCGTCCAACTGAGGCTCTTGCACAGGCTCTTCAGTTGTTTCCTCGACTACTTCTTTTTCTTGTACAGGCTCATTTGTTGCTTCGGTAGTCTCTGTTTGGTCAACTTCTTTTACCTCGGGCTCTTCTTTTGCCTCTACTGTGTTTGTTTCTTGTTTGTTTTCTTGTTGAGCTTCATGTTTATCAAGCAGCTCTTTTTCAACTTGCTGAGTAGATTTATTCTCTAACTCAGTCATTTCTCTTACTTTTAATTCCATTAGATTTAATTTTTACAAATTTACATAAAATTTTAACGCATTTTATCGAGGTTCAAACTCGGCTAAATCAAATCCATCTAAAGAATCTTCATTGGATTCAAAGTTTTTAGGTGGTAAATTATTTTTACGTTGCGTTATAAGTTGCGACTGCTCAGTATTCTGTTGACTGATTCTATCGCTTTTAGCTTTTTCTTTGTCTTTTTCCCTTGATGATATAGCTCCTTGTGTTATACCTTGAAGTTGTAGATTATACTGAAACTCTTGTTCCATAAGCTGAGATTTAAGCTGTGCTTCGTTTTTGTTTCTTTCTATTTCAAAAGCTATCTCCGCTTGTTTGTATTGCATCTTTGATCTTGTTTCTGCTTCAATTTTTTGTGCAGCTACTTGGGCAGCTAGCTGTTGCGATTGTAATTGCTGCTGAGCAACCATCGCTTGTTTTTGCATTTCTCTTTTTTCATCTGACTCTTGCTTGGCTTTCCTTTTTACCTTAAGTAATTGATTGGCAAGTTTTAGGTTTTTAATTTCTCTTATGTCGATAGCGTCCTCCAAGTTAATATCTCCTTTTGATAAAGCCATTTGTATGTTTTGCTCTAGCATAGCTTGTTGCTCTTCATCTGGCGATAACTCTATAAAAACCCCAAAGTCATAAATATACAAATCGGATATTTCATTTAATATACTTACATTGTATTTACCAATTTTATTGACAAAGTCTTCTTTGAAGTCTGAATACTCTAATATATCAGCGACTCTGTAAGTTAAGGCTTCAGCTAATGTTCTATATATGTACAAACTTCCGTCTAAAATATGCCTAGTTGCAGTGTTAGAGTTTAAAGCAGCTAACTTTTGAACCCCCACTAAAGCATCAGGATTTGGTGTGCTACCGTCCCTCGCTTCATTTAAGCCCGTTACAGCCCTCATCATGTCTAGGTAGTGGTTATAGTTAGCGATCAACATTTGTGTCTTAGAAGCGCCTGAATTGCTTGTGAGCTGCTGTATAGGTACACGAGCATTATTAAACTCACCCTCTTGCGTATAACTACGACCAATTACACTACCAGTTTGAAAATATAAACGCAACGCGTCTTCGGGATTGTAGCCTTGGCCCGTGCCTAAATCTACTTCATTAAGTCCATCTGCATCTATATACACTCCATCAGGCACGGTCCTAGCTATAACTTGTTGAAGCTTTAGATGAGTTACTTGTATTAAATCAGCAAAAGGAATCATTCTCCTAACTAGTGATTCAATTACACCTTTATACATTCGGGGAGCCACGGCCACATAATTAGGCATAGCGTGTTGAGAACTAGACTTAGGACGTACCATATTTTTAGCTAACTCCCATTTGAGCAGAATGTTAGTTCCCATAACCATCACACCATCATACCATACATCTATGGTTTTTTCAACTTTTTCAAAGTTGCCCTCCTCTAACATTTCATCTGGTGGATTGAAAGAATCGTCTTTCTCAATCATTTTTATATTACCATTATCCATTTTCTTTTTCTTATAAACCATCTTTTGAGTGGTCTTATAATTAAAATACATCAATGTGCATGTATCTCTATAAAAAATGTCATTCTCATAATATTGAGCAGTATTAAAATAATCATACCAGCTCTGGCTATATTGAGCGATAGTATTTAAGTCATCGGTTGTAAGTGTGGGGTCAATTTTTACTAACTCTGCTATGGGTAAAGTTTTTATTTCACCCCAATAAAAACAATCCTTAAAGTTAGGATCTTCTGTATAGCTGTACACCACGTTTGCAGGGTCTACATATTTTACTGTTACCCCAGCTCCAGGTAAAAATTCGTGTTTAGCAACAGCCATACCTGTTACCATCATATCATAATCTAACCTCTTGCGAATGTCTTCATAATGATTTTCCGAAAATATAGTATCAATAGCTTGCTCCTCGGCTATTTCGATAGCGGGTTTGTAATTTAAATTCATGTATAACGAGAGCTCTTCGTCGGAGGCAGGGAGCTCATCGGGGTTCATGATAAACGGATCAAATCCTGTCTGCTCCTGCACAGTTTGCAACACTTCTTTTGCGGCCATTTGGCCCTCAATCATGTCTTGATATTTGCTTCTTTTGGATTGTGATAATGCGTCTTGGGCGTAGGCCTTTACTTTAAATAATCTGTCAGAC